AGCCAGGACCATAGGTGACGTTCAAACCGCTGCTCCGGTGGCGTCGCACCACACAGTTGGATTGATCGATTGAAGCCAGATCGGATGACCTAGATCCGTGTCGAAGAACTGCCTTCCAACCCACAGCATCTTGTCCGGCCGTTCCGCAGTCGGGCCAGACTGCTGAAGAGTGATCGTGCTCGAATGATTCCGTGTGAACCACTGCGCCCATGCAGGGGTCATGCCGCCGAACTCATCCAGCAAAGCACCGCTTGGGAGGTCGTATGCGCTCATCGTTGGAACTCCGCCCAAGCGCCAATGAAGACTGTCTTAACTGGATCGGTGACGCGGAACCGGAATACCCAGTCACGAGCACGCCCGAACGGTCCAAAGGTTGCACGAACGCCGTACTCACCGATCTGCCCGAAGCTCTCCCAGACCTCGTTAGACCAGGTGTGCCCACCGTCCTTGGAGTACTGCATCATCACTTGCGGATCGCTGCCCTGCCCGGCCAACAGACCCACACCCGCTTCCATCTCAACCCACAGCTTGGACAGGAAGGAAAAGTTCCCGGTCGATTGATGACGGGTGATCAACTCGCGGGCGATCGGCTGGCCGTCATCGGTGAAGACGCTCTCATCAAGGCGATAGAGCTTCCCGTTCTCGTAGTCCGTCACATAGGAACGATCAAGGAAGTTCAGTTGAATCTCGCCACGATGCCGCCCACCGCTGGACTCGGCTTTGTGCCATTCCTTGCTCAGGCCGTCATAGACCCAGGTCTCATTGGCTGAGGGGAAGTTGATCTGGTAGAACGGGTGCCCGGACACCATGTAGGCGAACCCGGTCGCGTTCGAGACCGAGCTGTATTGGCTCATGATGTAGTCGATCTCTGGATTCGAAACCGGCTGCGCGTTGTACCCAGACAAGACGCAGACTTGAACAGCCCCTAGCCTGTTCTTGCGCAGAAAGATCAGGGAATCCATGAACTTGCACAGCGACCAGCGAGCAGCAAGGCCCCATTCGATCGCCGCCGCGCCTACTCGTGCAAATGGGAAATCAAGCGCCCCAGAGTCCGACCAAAACTCGGTCGTTTCCGGTCCGAACAGGACGATTTGGCCGTTGTCGGCCAGCACCCTCACCAGGTTGTCTGGGTTCGATTCGGCGGTTGCGAAGTCCAGCGCGGACCAGGTTGTGCCGTCATAGATTCCGGAGATATAGAAACGTCCCGTATCCGGCTTGGTGACTATGAAGTACCCGTTCAGGAACGTGACGGTATCGGCTCCAGGCCAATCAGGGTCCGTTATCTGGGCAAAGGCAAGAGTCGATGTGTTGTAGGTGTACCCATTCGCACCATCGACGATGATGATCTGTGTTCCGTTGTCGGTGATGTCCACCCGGCCAGCACTGGTCAGGAGGGTCCCGACATTGGTCATGGACCCATCGTTTGCGACCTTCCAGAGCGCATCGCGGTTCACCAGATAGCGGAAGTCGCCCTTCTTGTAGGCTCCGCGGGATGGGTAGGCCCCGAAATTGATGTCCGTCACCAACCCAGGGGCAGGATAGAAGGTCAGTTGCCCCTTCTCGTTGTCTTGGTGAACCTCGGCATAGAGGTTCGTGCGGGCCTGAGATGAGACGTTGCGCGACTTGCCAAAGTTGCCAAGTCCGAACAGCGGAATGGGTTGGAGGGCCATCAGTCAACCACCTCGATAACAACCGGTCCCTGATCCGTGGCCCATTGGAGCATCATGAATTTCTTTTGAGCCGCACGGGCTGCGATCTCCGCTCGGATGTCCTGAGGCGTGCCCATCTTCAGAGAGATCTCATCCGCCAGCAGGTATTGAAGGGTGTTCAAGTACTGCTGAGCAAACCCAGGGGTTGCCGTCAGGGTCAGATCAGGAATGATCGACTGATATGTGAGCGTCAGAACCGGGTCTTGGGTCGGTGCCGGCCAGAGCTTGAAGGTCAGGTTCGGCGCAACGTAGTAGTGCGTCGGATACTGAGCGGTCTTGGTGAGGTCCAGTAGTTCCCAATCCGGCTTGTTGAGCCGGACCAACTCACGCTTGACACTCCCGGCATCGGTGTACTTGAGCACCGGAGCGTTGAGGTAGTCAGCGGGTGGAGAGACAGAGCTTGGCGTTGCCAGAACCCAGGCAATCGCAGTCGGAGTACTCGACAACTGCGGCCACTGGTAGCCATGGATCGGCAGTTCCTTGACGATCCCCTGCAAGGCATCCATGCAGGTCGATGTCTTGGGATCGGAAACGTTCTCACCAACGCCGATCGCCTGGCACAACTCCAGCGCCCCGCGGATCACTTCAACGGTGGTGAGCGTCCAGGCCATGACTTAGACCTGCTCGCCGAGCGAGTATTGAAACGTTGGGATAGAAACGGCTTTCCACTTTCCGTCAGCATCCTGAACCCGGGTCGTGATGACCGAATCCTTCAGGACGTTCAGATAGTTCTCATCGATGGTGGTCTCGACGTTGCGCTTGTAGAGGTTCAGCTTGTGGTTGTGGCCGATCTCCACATCCCCACCCTCGCCGTGGAAGGTGATCTTGAACTGCTTGAGCTTCTTGGGCTTTTCCATGACTTCGGACATTCGTTGCTCCAATGAAAAAGGCCCCGGGGATTAGCCGGGGCCTAGGGGTTGAGATGAACTCAGATCAGCCGAGGGCTTCCCAGACGAAGGTCTTGGAGGCAACCATGGTCGTGGCGGTCACGGTGAAGGTGTTACCCGACACAGCGATGCCGTTCGTGGTCTCCAGCGTGCGCGTACCAGCCGCAACGGTGTGGATCGAGCTGGCCGAAGCCATGCCGGTGAGCCATTCGTCGCTGATGCGGTCCGTGACGTTGTGGAAGCGCACGACGCGCGGGGTGAAACCCACGGTGAAGGTCGTTGCAGCCGCGGCGCCAGCGTCAGAGACGACATAGCCGGTGGCATGGTTGACGACGCCGCCGCCGTTCGCTTGGGTGTTGGTGGTGAGTGCCATTTGAGGGCTCCTAAAAGAAAACCCGCACTAGGCGGGTCGGGGTTTGCTACTTGTTCGCTTATGGCATATCAGGCCATTTGCGGTTTGATTTACTGATGTTCTCCGCGCCCGGCAGGACTCGAAGATTGGCTTCGCAATGAAGGCCGCAGACATACTTGCTTGTCAGCGGAACGATGTGGTCTACGTGATGCACGACTCCAGTGGCAGCGCTCACAACCTGCGCTTCCTCATAGAAAGCCAGTATTGAATCGCACTTGGCCCACTTCGGTGTAGCCAAAAGCACCAGCCGTCTCCGACTTGCGACCTTGGCATTTTCCTTCGCTGAGCTAAGTCGCAGATAGGATCGGCCTGTTTTAGAGACCGCCTTAACTGCAATACCGCCCTTCCATCCTGCATTCAACTCGCCAGTGCGCGAGGCCGATTTCTCAGCCTTGAACACCGCGTCCTTATGCTGGCACTCGTATGAACAGAACCTTCGGCGGCCTGCGTGGCAAGAGCGTTCCTTGAACTCCTCACCGCAACACGCGCACTTCAGGTCAACCCACTCACCCGAGTTGGACTTCGCCCTTATCTTGTAGCCACACTCGTTGGAACACGTTCTTGGATTCCGTCTGCTCTGGGGACACCGGAACAGCTTTCCGCACACCTCGCAGTTCTTTTCAATGCCCTTGAACTTCGCCATCGAAACCACTCCGTTGTTAGACGGACTAATTGTCGATGGCGAGTCTCACATTGTCAATGAACCTTGGCTGATTGGTTAGACGGAAGCCAAACTTTCCAAGCGGACCATCCAGGCCTGATTCAAAATCGTGGTGATGGTCGTTGCCTTCCAACCCACGGTCGAACGCTGGTTCAACGGGTCGGCCGCGCCGGCAGAGCCGAGGGCCTTCACGTAGGTGGACATCGCTTCACCTGACAGCGGCGAGAGGCCGTAGGCTTCGGCAGCGATGATCAGCGTGGCGTACACGTCGTTCGAGCCGGCGCCCGTGGCCTTATAGCCGGCAGTCGTTGCGGTCGTGGCGTTCGTCCAGATCTTCGAGTTCGTCGAGGAGACGAAGCGAATGTTCTTGTACGAGCCGATCTCGTCCTCGATGATGCCCTCTTGCGAGCCGTAGTCGGAAACCGACCGATAGCCCGTGATGGACTCCAGGTCGTATTCCACGTCCGGATGCACGATGCCGATGAAGGCCTTGCGAACCGCACCAGTGCCAACCTTGTCGGAGGCGCCGATGCCTTCCTTCATGTACTTGGCGTTTTGGCCCTTGAGCGAGCGGATCGCCT